TTACAGAACAATATAATGAGCAGGTGCTGACTTGGCAAGTGGTTGTTTTTACTTACTTTTTTTTAATAAATTATATATAGTAGTTAGTAATGTTCTAATGTCTACAATGTTCTACAAATTTATGCCACCTTATTGAATCGCCCTTTTTGAGGGTTGCAGAGATGCTCTTGCTGTCAGAGATTCTCAGATAAAATGTTATTTTCGGTTCTTACTTTTGTTTACAAGGTTTTTAGAACAATACAAAGCTTTTTCAATGAAATCAAAGACTTACATCAGAAACTTAATGTTCTAAATCGAAAATTCGTAGAACAATACAAAAAAACATTCAACAAAATCAAGCACTTACGGGGCAAAGTTAAAGTCCGTAAAAACGCCCTTTTTTAGCAAAAATAGAACAATACAAAATGTTTTTCAATAAAATCAATGACTTAGCATTTTTGGGCATTTTCGACTCTCGGAGAAAAATAGAACAATACAAAACCGAGCGGGACAAACAGACATGGTGTCCAAGTGTCCTTCGGTGTCGGCGTGGGGGGATTGGACTGTCCTAGACAAACCATGGACAAAAATCCCTACCTTCCCGCCCTCCCTCACTTCCCCCTCGGCGTACCGCGTGGGTTACATCTGACCAGTTCTCTATTAGAAAGAAGTAGTTTGGTTTTGTATTTGTAGAGGTGTTGCAGTTGATAGTGAACGAAGTGAACTATTAAAGGTGTTGTGGTTTTCTATCCATGAGTGAGCGAAGCGAACTATTAAAAAGCTTTGGGGGGAAAGCCCCTAGTTAGTGTGGGGTTATATAATATTCTAGGGAACCAAAGGAACTTAGCCATTGTCTAAAAAGGGTAGGCAGGGCAAAAGAGGACACCCCGCCGACCTAGTCCAATAGTCCTCACTCTAGAGAAAAGGAAATACAAATGAGCAAGCAACCAACCCAGCCGACCGTGACAACCATTGTCAACGGATTGTTTAACCCCGAGCAAGAAGCCAGCCTGAAGGCCGCCGCCGCCGCTGTAGCCGAATCGGACGCAGGAAACGATGAAGCACAAGAGACCTTCGCCCGTGTTCTAGGCAATGCGCCAACTTTTGACATGTGGACCGGCGCACAAAAGGTGTTCCAGGCCGGTTATTGTGCCGCTATGCCCGCCATTACCAACGAAGCATTATCCAAGCGCACAGGGCGGTTTTTCTCGGACCTGATCAAAACCTATGGCATGACAAGGCCCCAAAGCCACGACCCAGCCGCCGAGAAGAAGCGAGAGCAACGAGAGAAGGCACAGAAGGCCCTACTCGCAAAGTTCAAGGACGCCAAGCCGACCGAACTAAAGGAGGCCATCAAGAAGGATTACGCTAAGCTCGGCGCTGGTGTACCTGATGCGGCAGAAGTCAAAAAGGCCCTGAAGGAAAAAGAAGCGGCATTAAAGCTAATGACCAAGGCCGAGACGGACAAAGCCAGCGCAGACCTAAAAGCGTTAAAGTCTAGCCTTATCGACTACGCTAAGAAGGCCACCGATTACAACAAAATCAAGGCCGCAATCTTAGCCCTGAAGTAATCAACCCAACCCCACCCAGCCCCGCAAGGGGCTTTATTTTTACGCGCGCCTCGCTCACTATCGTTCGCTCGGATTAAAACCCATTGAGTGTTCGTTTCACTCAATCATAAAAATAAAAGCTTATACAGTTCGCTTCGCTCACATAAAAAAGCTAAAAAAAGGCAAAGTCAACGTCAAAATCCAGAACCCAGCATAGGCAGACCCCACCCCCCAAAACTGTAGTAAGCATGCTTATACCCCGACATACATAGTATTCTGCACATTAAATTATCCAAAATATCTCAAACACCCCCCTTGCCTTTTTGGGTCCCCTGCTGACCCCTAATACCCATTTTTGTATCACTTATGCACCACTAACCCACTTAATGTTTTATATTTGTACCATTACCCCCTACCCCCTTGATTTTTCTGGAGATATGTTATAGTTCTCTACTATAGAAACACCCCCCTTGCTTTTTTGGGTCCTATACGGCGTGCCAGTAGATATTTTTCCAGATTCAGACCATCCAATGCCTGAAACATTTAAAGACGAAATGAGCAGTACGTTTCACGAGGAAGCTAATCTAGCTGCCAATACTGCGATACTCCTTTCCGGACTCGGTATGCCTTACGAGATGACCGATGAAGACGCTATGCAAGCGAAGGAGTTGTTTGAAAATGTTGAGAAGCACAAAAAACCCACAAAGGCTTCTACAGAAGTACAAAAACAATTAACTACTCCAGGCGTTGCCCTTGCGCTCGGTGCTTACATAGGTGAGTACGGAAGAGCCGTTGTCTCAAATGCCGTGGAAACCAGAACCCTCATTCACAACCGACTGCTAGAAATATCGCAGTGCGGTGATCCAAAACATGAACTCAAGGCTCTAGAACTGCTTGGCAAGATGTCAGACGTTGGGGCCTTTACAGAAAAGTCCGAGCTTGTCATTACGCACAAAACCTCAGACGAGCTACAAGATGCGATCCGAGAAAAGATCAACCGGCTGCTGCATAGTGACATCATTGATGTCGAGCCGCTAAGCGATGGCTTAGAAGAAGAGTTAAGATTAGAAATGCCGGATTACGAAGATGTCGGAGAAAGTGAAGAAGTGCCGACAGAACCATCGGAAAACGATGATACCCAGTCTAAATAAAGAAGAGTTGCAGGCCATCCTGCAAAACTTAGATAACATCCCAGAGGCGCATCTGCAAGACCTCTATAAGACACTTGCGGAATACGAGCACATTGCTAAAAAAGAAGGCGCTGAGAAAAGCTTCATGGAGTTTGTAACACGGGTCTGGCCTAGCTTCATTGGGGGAAGACACCACTACCGGATGGCAAGAGCGTTTGAAAGAGTAGCAAACGGGGAAGTTAAACGCCTAATTATTAATATGCCACCCCGACACACTAAGTCAGAATTTGCCTCATACTTATTACCGGCATGGTTTTTGGGCAGATTTCCCCACAAGAAAGTTATTCAGACCTCACACACCGCAGAGTTGGCTGTTGGGTTTGGACGTAAAGTAAGGAACCTAGTAGATGCTGAATCCTATAAGGAGATATTTCCAGGAGTTGCCTTGCAAGCTGACTCTAAAGCTGCTGGCAGGTGGGCGACTAACGGTGGTGGAGAGTATTTCGCTATCGGTGTTGGGGGTGCTGTCACGGGTAAAGGTGCTGACCTCCTTATTATTGACGACCCGCACTCAGAACAAGAAGCCACCCTTGCCGAAATCAACCCCGAAATCTACGACAGAACCTACGAGTGGTACACCTCAGGACCAAGACAGCGACTCCAACCGGGGGGATCAATCGTAATAGTGATGACTCGGTGGTCCAAGAAGGACTTGACCGGGCAGATTCTAAAAAGTTCCGTACAAAGATCAGGGGAAGAATGGGAAGTTATTGAGTTTCCTGCACTTTTACCCTCTGGAAAACCCCTGTGGCCTGAGTTTTGGCCTCAAAAAGAGCTAGAAGTACTAAAAAATGAGCTGCCCAACGGCAAATGGATGGCTCAGTACCAGCAAAACCCCACATCAGAGACTTCTGCGATTGTTAAACGTGACTGGTGGCAGGTTTGGGAGGACGACGACCCACCTTGGTGTGAATTTACGTTGATGGCATGGGATACGGCGTTTGAAAAATCCAACCGTGCTGACTATTCAGCTTGTACAACCTGGGGTGTATTCTATAAAAATGACGATACGGGTAAATCGCAGGCCAATATCATCTTACTTAATGCCTTCCGTAAGCGCATGGAGTTTCCAGAATTAAAACAAGTAGCCCTAGAACAGTACCGAGAGTGGGACCCTGACTCAATCATCATCGAAAAGAAAGCATCCGGCGCCCCTCTAATATATGAGATGCGTGCTATGGGGGTACCTGTCCAAGAATTTACACCGAGCCGGGGAAACGACAAGATTTCTAGGCTCAACGCTGTATCTGACCTATTTGCTAGTGGTAGAGTATGGGCACCAAACACTCATTGGGCCGAGGAAGTTATCGAAGAAGTGGCAAGTTTTCCTGCTGGAGAACACGATGACTATGTTGACTCAGTGTCATTAGCTCTAATGCGTTTTAGGAAAGGCGGGTATATTAGGACTGCCTTAGACGAAGAAGACGAGGTTGAGCAATTTAAAAGCCGCAGGTATGCGGGATATTACTAAGGACAAATCATGGCAATTGACAAAGCACTAAACCAAGCCCCCATGGGTTTAACGGAAGAAGATTTACTGATCGGGCAAGAAATGGAACCCGCTATTGAGATCGAGATTGAAGACCCCGAAGAAGTAAAAATCCGCATGGGTGATGTAGAGATTGAGCTTGAAAAGACCGAAATGGATGACGAGTTCAATGAGAACTTAGCTGAAAAGCTTGATGAAGATGTCCTTACAGAGCTTGCTAGTGATCTTCTTGGTGAAGTGCAGTCTGACTTAGACTCCCGTAAAGACTGGGTGCAGACTTACGTCGATGGTCTTGAGCTTTTGGGTATGAAGATTGAGGAAAGAACAGAGCCGTGGCCTGGCGCTTGTGGTGTGTACCACCCTCTGCTGTCTGAAGCCCTTGTGAAGTTTCAATCAGAGACCATTATGGAGACTTTCCCCGCTGCGGGTCCAGTCAAAACATCCATACTTGGCAAAGAAACTACAGAAAAAATCGAGGCGGCTCAACGGGTTAAGGATGATATGAATTATCAACTTACCGAGGTCATGATTGAGTACCGGCCTGAGCATGAGCGGATGTTGTGGGGCCTCGGTCTTTCGGGTAATGCGTTTAAGAAGGTCTATTTTGACCCTAATCTTGGGCGTCAAGTTTCTTTGTTTGTCCCCGCTGAAGACATTGTGGTGCCTTATGGTGCGTCAAGTCTTGAAACATCCGAGCGTGTTACCCATGTCATGCGAAAGACAAAAAATGAGTTACGCAAGCTTCAAGTCATGGGCTTTTACAGTGACGTAGAACTGGATGACCCTGTTGATACGCTTGACGAGATCGAAAAGAAAATTGCTGAGCAGATGGGTTTCAAAGCTACTCAGGATGACCGGTACAAAATACTAGAAATACACACATACCTTGATTTAGAAGGTTACGAGGATAAAGACGATAAAGGAAAAGAAACAGGTATTGCGCTGCCATACGTTGTAACTATTGAAAAAGGCACAGAAACCGTTCTGTCCATTCGGCGCAACTACCATCCCGACGACCCCTTAAAGAAAAAGCGAGATCATTTTGTCCATTATGGCTATATCCCTGGTTTTGGTTTTTATCATTTTGGCCTCATTCACCTTATTGGTGCTTTCGCCAAATCCGGTACTTCAATCCTCCGCCAGCTTGTTGATGCTGGCGTCCTCTCTAACCTTCCTGGCGGCTTTAAAACTAAAGGTCTTAGGGTAAAAGGTGACGACACACCGATTGCTCCAGCCGAGTTCCGAGATGTAGACGTAGCATCGGGCACTATTAAAGATAACATCATGACGCTCCCTTATAAGGAGCCGAGCCAAGTTCTGTACGCTCTGCTTGGCACAATCGTTGAAGAAGGTAGGCGTTTTGCTTCGGCGGCTGACCTCAAGGTTAGCGATATGTCGGCGCAGTCTCCTGTAGGAACGACTCTTGCCATATTAGAAAGAACTTTAAAAGTAATGAGTGCGGTTCAAGCCCGTGTCCATTATGCAATGAAGCAAGAGTTTAAACTTTTAAAGAACATTATCCGTGATTACACCCCCGAAGAATACGAATACGAGCCGCTTGAGGGCCCGCCTCGTGCAAAGAGATCCGACTACGATATGGTTGAGGTCATGCCGGTATCGGACCCTAATTCGGCAACTATGTCCCAGAAGGTTGTCCAGTACCAAGCAGCCCTCCAGTTAGCACAAACCGCACCCCAACTTTATGACCTCCCCTTGCTCCATAGGCAGATGCTGGAGGTATTGGGGATTAAAAACGCAGCTAAGTTAGTACCCATCGACGATGACCAAAAGCCAACAGATCCGGTATCAGAGAATATGGACGCCCTCAATGAAAAGCCCCTCAAAGCTTTCATTTACCAAGATCATGCGGCGCATATCACAGTTCACATGTCGATGCTTCAGGATCCAGTAACTCAACAGATGCTCCAGCAAAACCCTAAAGCCCAGCTTATTGTTGCGGCAATGATGGGTCACATCATGGAGCATTACGCCTTCCAGTACCGCAAGAACATCGAAGAAAAACTTGGTATCCCATACCCAGCGCCTAATGAGGAAATGCCTGAGGACATGGAGGTTGAGATTTCAAGACTTGCAGCAGCAGGGGCACAAAAACTTCTCCAGTCCAACCAAGCAATGATAGCCCAACAGCAAGCTCAACAAGCCGCACAAGATCCAATTGTGCAAATGCAACAGCAAGAACTCCAACTTAAGGCAGCTGAACTTCAGCGTAAAGCGCAAAAAGATCAAATGGACGCCCAACTCAAGATGTCCCAACAACAAATTGAGCAAGCAAGAATCGCTCAACAAGGGGAAATTGAAGGTGCCAGATTGGGTGCCCAGATTGCCCGTGATCGCACAGAGCAAGAGTTTAATGCAGCAACACAGGCAGTAGACGCCCAGATTAAAGGGGCCGAATTGGGTCTAAAACTGGGTGAAGCAGCAACACCCAAACAACAAGGAGAGTAAATGGACGCACTAAAGTATTTGTCAAACCAGATTCAAGAAGAACGCAAACGAATGGCGGAGGACTTGGCTGACGGTATGGCGAAGGACCACAGTGAATATAAGTATTGCTGTGGAGTAGTAAGAGGGCTGTTGATTGCTAACAGCTTAATTCTTGAACTTTCTGAAAGGCTGGAAAAAGACGATGAGTGAAATCCTGATTGGATCTACAAGCGATCCAAACGAAGCGACAGTTTTACCCGAAACGCCAGAGCAAAAAGCGAAACAACTGCCAGATCCGTCTGGTTATCGCATCCTCTGTGCAATCCCTGAAATCGAGGACTCGTATGACAACGGCTTAATTAAAGCCGATACGACAATGAAATACGAAGAGTTACTTACTACGGTGCTTTTTGTTATTAAGATGGGTCCCGATTGTTATAAAGACGAAACCCGATTCCCTTCTGGCCCTTGGTGCAAGCAGGGTGATTTTATTTTGGTTCGTCCACATGCAGGCACACGGGTAAAAATCCACGGGCGGGAGTTCCGCATTATGAACGATGACGCTGTCGAAGGGGTTGTGGAAGATCCCCGAGGCATTAGTCGCGCATAAGGAGTAAATCATGGCTGAAGAAAAAGAAATGAAAGACCAAGAAGTTGAGATTGAGTCTCAGGAAAAAGATATTGAGCTTGAGATAGAAGACGATACCCCAGAGCAAGACCGTGGGCGTCAGCCGCTACCACAGGAAATGGTTAAAGAGCTTGAAGAAGATGAGCTTGAAGACTATTCCGAAAAGGTAAAAACCCGTCTCAAGCAGATGAAAAAGGTCTGGCACGATGAGCGCCGGGAAAAAGAAAGGGCGTTGCGTGAGCAGCAAGAGGCAGTTGCCTTAGCTCAAAAACTCGTTGAAGAGAATCAAAAACTCAAAGGTCGGCTAACTGAGGGTGAAAAATCCTTAATTAGTACGGCTACTGGCGCTGCTGAACTAGAGCTAGAAATGGCTAAGCGTGCTTATAAAGAGGCTTATGATTCTGCCGACACCGACAAAATGGTCGAAGCTCAGGAGAAGCTAAATAATGCAAGTTACCGTCTCCAAAGCTTAAAAGGCTATAAACCCCCTTTACAACAGGAAAATAATAGTGTACAAAATCAGCAAGCGCAGGTTCAGCAGCCGCAACAGCCTCGCCTTGACGGTCGTACAGAAGAATGGCGTAGACAAAATACGTGGTTCGGTCAAGACGAAGAAATGACAGCGGCAGCGCTGGGACTGCACCAGAAATTAGAAAAACAGCACGGTGCTAATTACATCGGGACTGACGAATATTGGAATACGGTCGATAAGACCATGAAACGTCGCTTCCCAGATTATTTTGGGGATGACGATGAAGCGGTAGAGGCCAAACCTCAACGCACAGAAAAGCCAGCAACGGTTGTAGCACCAGCGTCTCGCAGCACTGCCCCCAAAAAAGTGGTGTTAAAACAGTCGCAATTGGCAATTGCCAAAAAACTTGGACTAACTCCTGAGCAATATGCGAAGGAATATGCGAAAACGATGGGAGCTTAATCATGGCTGAAAATAGAATTGCACGTGAACTTGAATCTCGCTCAAATAAAGAGCGCCCCAAAACCTGGCAACCCGCTTCGACACTACCGGAGCCGGACAAACAACCTGGGTATGCGTATCGTTGGATTCGTGTTTCTATGGTTGGGCAAGCTGACGCTTCAAACGTGTCGTCAAAGCTGCGTGAGGGATGGGAGCCTGTAAGGATTGAGGAACAGCCTCAGTTTAAGATGCTGGTCGATCCGAACAGTCGATTCAAAGACAACATTGAGGTAGCAGGTTTGTTGCTTTGCAAGATTCCTGAGGAAATGATGGCTCAACGTAGAGAATACTTTGCGAAGAAAAATCGTGCCCAGATCGAGTCTGTAGACAACAACTTTATGCGAGAGAACGACCCGAGGATGCCGCTCTTTAGGGAGAAGCAGTCCAAAACGTCGTTTGGTAAAGGTCTTTAATCTTTTAAACGGAGTCTAAAAATGGCTTATCCTACTGTTGCAGCCCCCTACGGGCTTATTCCGATCAATCTGGTCGGCGGTCGGGTGTTTGCTGGCGCGACTCGTCAAATCCCCATCAATACGGGCGAAGGCACCTCCATTTTCTATGGTGATGTCGTTAAGTTCAATACTGATGGCTACTTGACCCGCGACACAAGCACTGATGCCGCTACACCTATTGGTGTTTTCCTTGGTTGTTCCTACACCGACCCTACGTTCGGTAAGGTCTTCCGTCAGTACTATCCTGCCAGCACTGTCGCTTCTGACACTGTTGGTTATGTTTGTGACGACCCCGATGCGCTCTTTAAAGCCGCTGTTGTTGATACCGGAACTACCACGGTCAGTTTCTTGACTCGTACCGACGTTAACCGCAACGCTGCGCTGGTTCAAAACAACGGTTCTACCGTGACTGGTAATTCTGCTGTTGGCATTAATGACGCCACCAACACGACTACTACTCTTCCGGTCCGTATCGTTGACTTTGTGCCCGAGACCACCGTTACTGGTGAGCCTGGCTCCTACACGGAAGTTATCGTGAAATGGGTTGCTGGTGTGCATCGTTATACCAACCCCACCGGTGTTTAAGGAGATACTTAAATGGCTATTTCACGCGCACAACTACTTAAGGAACTCCTTCCTGGCCTGAACGCTTTGTTTGGTCTTGAGTATGCTCGTTACGGCGAAGAGCATAAGGAGATTTTTGAAACCGAAACTTCCGAGCGTTCGTTCGAAGAAGAGACCAAGCTTTCTGGTTTCTCCGCCGCTCCTGTCAAAAACGAAGGTTCTGCCATCGCTTATGACAACGCACAGGAAGTCTTCACGGCACGCTATAACCACGAGACAATCGCTCTTGGATTCTCGCTGACGGAAGAGGCAATTGAGGACAACCTCTATGACTCGCTCTCCAGCCGATACACCAAGGCTCTTGCCCGTGCTATGGCATACACCAAGCAGACTAAGGCTGCTGCGGTTCTTAACAATGGCTTTGACACCAGCTACCCCGGTGGCGACGGCGTGCCCTTGTTCTCCGCTTCGCACCCCTTGGTTTCTGGCGGCACAAACTCCAACATCCCCAGCACTGCTGCTGACCTTAACGAGACTTCTCTTGAAGCCGCCGTTATTCAGATCGCTGCTTGGACGGACGAGCGTGGTCTTCTCATCGCTGCGAAGCCCCGTAAGTTGGTTGTTCCTCCCAGCCTGATGTTCGTTGCGACTCGTCTCCTTGAGACCGAGCTTCGTGTTGCTACGGCAGATAACGACATCAACGCCATCAAGTCCAACGGATCTATTCCTGAGGGCTATACCGTTAACCACTTCCTGACTGATACCGATGCATGGTTCCTCACGACGGACGTACCTAACGGTCTGAAGCACTTTGTTCGTACTTCTATGTCAACTTCCATGGATGGTGATTTTGACACAGGCAATGTACGCTACAAAGCTCGTGAGCGTTATTCGTTTGGGTGGTCTGATCCTCTCGGTATGTACGGCTCCGAAGGCGCTGCCTAATAGCAGTAAGGCTTCTAGCCAACTAAGCCACCCTTCGGGGTGGCTTTTTTATTTCCTTGACATTTAAAATATCCTGTGAGATATTACCTGTGTCTAAGTCAAAGGAGATAAAAATGGACTACCCAAAAACCCGTGCCGAAGCTAAAGCATCTGGTGCAACTCACTACTTTACCGGTGCCCCCTGCAAACGTGGGCATGTGGCTTTACGTAAAACTAAAGGTTCTTGCGTCGAGTGCTTAAAGCTTGAGTGGGCAGAAAGTAATCAAAAAAGAGCAGGATATTTTACTGAGTACAATAGCCGTGAAGATGTTAAAGAGCGCAAGCATGACTGGTACTGGGGCCACCGAGACCAAGTTATTTCCGCCGCCGCAACACGCCCCGCTGAGGTCTTACGGGAATACAGGAATAATTGGAAGAAGAATAATGAGGTGCAAGTTAGGGCAGATACAAAAGCCAGGCGTAGAAAACACCGCCAGGCTACCCCACCCTGGATTACCCGAAAACAAAAGTCAGAAATCCGGCAAATTTACCAGATAGCAATAACAATGAGTAGGACGACTGGAGAACAATACGTCGTAGACCACATAGTTCCTTTGCGTTCTGATGTAGTATGTGGGTTGCACGTGCCTTGGAATTTGCGGGTTATGACCCAAGAGGAAAACCTCAAAAAGTCAAACAAACTCCTTGACACAGCAGAGGTAACCTGATACAAAGGAAACACGACTAGGAATTTTCCACCCATGCAGACTGACCTAGCAGACTTAGTAGAGACGGCATGGGGATGTGCTACTACACAAGGAGTCAAAAATGGCACGTACTACCTTTTCCGGCCCAGTTGCATCTGACAATGGGTTTATTGGCGGCACAGCCGCTGCCCCGATTACTGTTACTACAGCTCAAAACATCTCCAGTTTTTATGCGTCTTCTTCTGCGACGACTGGCGATACCCGTCTTAACTACAGCCGTCTTGACATCACCTCGACTGGCTCTGGCGAAACCCTCCGTGCTTTTACCCGAGTAAGCGGCGCTAATGCTGCTACGGGCGGCACGGTTAACGGCGCTCATATTTCTCTGTCGGTTAACTCTGGCGGCACGATCTCTGGCGCTGCTAACGCTCTGCGTGTCACTCTTGGCGCTGCGGCTGGTGTAACAACCGGCGGTACGGTTGCTGCTCTTCAGGTTGATTCGGACCTTAACGCAACGGCTACGGTTCCTGGTACAGCTTCATTTATCCGTGTAACGGACACCAACACCACCAAAGTCGGTCGCTTGCTTAACATCCCTAACGCTGCAAACGGCTCCATTTTTGCAACCCATACAACTCAGACCATGACTCACTCGATTCGGATTTGTTCGGCTGACGGTACGGCGTACTACATTATGTGTACCGACGCTGCCACAAACCGAGGCTAGTGACTGATGCAGATAACGAAAGAGTTTCTTCTTTCGGAGATTGAGAAAATGGCGAAGCAACGTAACCACGCACATGAGGTGGCAGTTGCTTCGCAGGCAGCCATAGATGTTATGCAATCTTTGGTTGCTAGACTTGATCTTCCTGAATCAAAAGATTTGAAATTTTCGGATCTAGGTCTACCTGATCCAGAGCCGCTGGAGAAAGATAATGGGCATGCAAACTGATGTTAAATCGCAATATGCGGTTACGTCTGGTTTAGTTCTCCCCTTCAGGACTCGTGTAAAAGCGTTTTTCTTTGGCGCTGCTACATCAAATCCTGGGACAGTCGGGTTGTATGACAACTTCTCGATTGCAGGGACTTACACTAGATCAACGACTACCGCTACGGTAACGGCTGCTAATCACGGTCTTACTGTTGGTGACTGGGCTTTTATTGACTGGTCTGGGGGCACAAACCCTGCTGATGACTTTTATCAGGTGACCGGCGTAACCAATGCAAACGTCTTTACTGTGGCTGTCGCTGATGCGGGCGATGCTTCTGGTGTAGCTACGGTTTACAACGATGTATTGGCTATTACGACTGTTTCGACTGGAAATGATGTGTTTAACATTGTTCCCGGACAAGGCATCCTAGCTCAAAACGGAGTTAGGGTTTTCCTTGAGAACAGCGTTCCAGCAACCATCTATTACGGGTAATCCATGCAAGCTGAACAGTCCTACACTCTTGCGGGGCGTAAGGTGTTTTTTGCCTTGCCTGCTTACGACTTTAAAGTCTCTCTGAAACTAGCTATTTCGTTAGCGAGGTTTTGCCAACAGGCTCCGGCCCATGGGATTGAAGTCAATATCGGGAGTATTTGTGGCTGTTCAGTTGTATCCCGTGCTAGAAATTTATTGGTCAAAGACTTTCTGGAAACAGACTGCACTGACCTAATCTTCATTGATTCCGACATTAACTTTGAGCCTGAAAGCATTTTTAGGCTTTTGGCCTGGGGTTCTGACCCCGTAAAAGGCATTGTTGCTGGCGTCCCCCGTACCCGTAAGACAGAAAAAGTCTATATCGCCAGGCTGGATGAGGAAGACGGTGAGCTAACCATGAACGCCATGGGGCTTGTTCGGGCTAAGCGGGTTGCTACTGCGTTCATGCTGGTCCAGCGCAAAGTGTTTGAGGATTTGATTGAAAAGCATCCTGAGTGGGTATATCAAGACAAAGTTTCAAACAAAGACCTGTATGCCATCTTTGACTTTATGCTTACTGAAGAAGGCTACATTGGTGAGGACTTCTTATTTTGTGACCGTGCTCGTACACTTGGTTATGAGGTTTGGATTGACCCGACGATCAAGTTAGGTCACATGGGCGTTCAAGAGTATGAGGGTGATTTTGGGAATGATATTTTGTACCCCATGATTAACCCCATAGAAGGTTCAAAGGCTGCGTAATGGCTAAGGATAAAGGCATGGGCATCAAAACGTCGGTAAAGAGCGGTAACTTTCGACCGACAAAACAAGGTGCTGGCATGACCAAAAAGGGCGTTGCTGCTTACCGCAAGGCCAACCCCGGCTCTAAACTTCAAACCGCTGTAACTGAAGACAAACCCACAGGCAAACGTGCGGCACGTCGCAAGTCGTTTTGTGCTCGCTCTTTAGGGCAGATGAAGAAATTCCCTGAAGCGGCTAAAGACCCAAACAGCCGTATCCGTCAAGCTAGAAAAAGGTGGAAATGCTAAATGAGCGTAGAACGTGAGCTTGCCGAACACGGCGTAGAAATTAAACACATCCAGGATGACATGGACCGGATGATGCGGGATATTGACGAAATTAAGCGTTCTTTGGAACAGATTAATCGTACTCTTTCAGAAGCAAAGGGTGGTTGGAAAACAATGATGGCAGTAGCTGGCCTTGCGAGTGCTGTAACCGGAGTGCTTGCTTTCGTGCTACATTACTTTACGGGAAGATAATCATGGCTAGAGATATTGAAGCCCCACCAAGTGCTGATGATAGGATGTCCCGTAGGGCACCTAAAGACAAAAAGAAGGACCTTATAGTTGATAAGTTAAAAGAGGCTATGGATAGAAGCCGAGAAGAGGCTCGTAAAGACATGACGTTTGAGGAAAAGTTTAAAACAGCCAACACTAAGGAGCGTAAAATGATGATGGCTAAAGGTGGTTCAGTAAAAGAATCCAAGATGATGAAGAAAAAAGGCCGTAACATGACCAAAGCTGCTATGCAGAAAGAGGCTACTAAAGCTGTGCGTAAGCATGAAAAAGCCATGCATGGTATGAAAGAAGGTGGGTCGGTTTCTAAACGTGCCGATGGTATTGCCCAACGTGGTAAGACCAAATGTAAGATGGCCTAATGTACTTAACGAGCAACATTCCCTATTTTAAGTGCTGGGTTCGCAAAGAGTTCACCAATGCGCACAACAACTACCACGGAGAATACGTACACGGTTTGGCAGTTGCTGTTACGACCATACCTGACCGATGCCTTAGCTTTCAAATCATCTTCACGGGGCTTGAGGCTGAAGGAGAGACTAATCCGCACGGTGGGGCTATGTGGGCGCGTATGCCGATCACTGCCCTTGTTGGTGACATCCCATTGGAAGAGTGGCCTGAGCGCATGCAGACCCATCTGGCGCAGCCTTGGGACTGTAGCTCGTATAACCACGGAATTATTAAGATCGCTCGGGCGCAACCTTCGCCTTGGCTGTGCAAGATTGATAACGAGTTTCATGTTGGAAGGTACTTGTTTACGGTGGACTACGCCGAAAGCGATGTTGCTGAAGACCCCTCCCAGCATAAACAAAGCCATGTACTCATGCTGACGGATGCTGGTAAATGGACAGGAAACATAGTAGCTTTACCCAACAATCGAGTGCGAGTTACCAGCCCGGCGTATTGGACTACTGGAGAAGGAGCGCCTGATTTTAGACCGAGCCAATGGATTCATTGTGCGGAGCAGGACGATTCGTACATGGACCCCGAGGTGACTTTTAACAACTTGTACAAGGAGTAATAAAATGGTTTACAGGAAAGCAGCAGATGGCGTTGCCATGAAAGGTAAGACCAAAGGAACAGACGTAACCATGGGCGGTAAAACCGGCATGAAAGCTGGTGGCACGGCTAAGGCTAAAATGATGGCTGGCGGCGGCAAAGCTAAAATGATGGCTAGTGGTGGTAAAGCCAAAATGATGGCAAGCGGCGGTAAAGCTAAGATGATGAAGAGTGGCGGCAAGGTTTAATTATGATGCCTTCCCGTGGCATGGGGGACATACGTGCCTCCAAAATGCCAACTGCCAAAACGATTACCCGCAAGGATGATCCGAATAAGGTAACCATGTTTAAGAGTGGGGGTGAGTCACGTGTTAACGAGGCTGGAAACTATACAAAACCTTCACTCAGGAAGCGCTTATTTGAGCAAATTAAAGCGGGTGGTAAAGGTGGTAAGCCTGGGCAGTGGTCTGCCAGAAAAGCCCAAATGCTTGCCCAGCAATACAAAAAAGCAGGGGGCGGATACCGAGACTAATGGCAGCGCTCAAAAAATCCCAGCAAAGTCTTAAAGACTGGACCAAGCAAAAATGGAGAACCAAAAGTGGAAAGCCATCTACCCAAGGTCCAAAGGCCACTGGCGAGCGTTATTTACCAGAATCAGCCATTAAGTCGTTATCTCCCTCCGAATATGCAGCTACTACAAGGGCAAAACGGGCAGGTAAAGCTAAGGGTAAGCAGTTCGTGTCCCAACCTAAGGGAATTGCAAAGAAAACAGCGAGGTTTCGATAATGGCTAATAAATTTCCTGATTTAAGCAAAGATGGGGAAATATCCCAAAAAGACGTGCTTATGGCTAAAGGTGTTATCCCAAAACCAGGCATGAAAAAAGGCGGCTCTACATCTAAATGGATACAGAAGGCTATAAAGTCCCCAGGCGCTTTACGAAAATCCCTTGGTGTGAAAAAAGGCGAGAAAATCCCCGCAGGAAAATTAGCCTCCGCCGCCAAGAAACCCGGAAAGATGGGGCAACGTGCCCGACTTGCTCAAACCTTAAAGGGCTTAAAGAAATGATTGACTTCGTGCAAAAACAGATCGAAGCATCCGAGCGGCTGTTTAAAATGATGGCTGAAGACCATAAAGAGCGCATGGTAGGGGTCAAGGTCTGGGTGGACATGAACGAAAGTTACCAAAAGAAACTTGCAGAAAGAGATGCAGAGATAGAAGAACTTAAGAAAAAACTTGCTGTGTATAAGTCAGCAGAGAAGCTTTAGTGGAAAAAATTATGGAAGTCACTGCTCACTTAATTACTGGAATGATGGTGGGCGTGGAGTTTGTTCCGGGTGATGGGGATTGGCAGCATTGTTTAGTTGTAGACCTCTTGATTGTGCGGATTATGTTCCACTGGGGAGAAGATGATGTGGATAGCTAAGTTTGTTTTTTGCACAATGATTGAAGGTTGTGTAGCAGTTACTTTTGATGACCAAACAGACTTTCTAACAAAAATCGAGTGTGAGGCTTATACCGAGCAAAAGTCTGATTTGGTAGCAAAAGTTATGGGTGAAAAAGGCGTTGTTGGTGGTATTTACTACGACTGCGAACGAAAAGATGGAATTGAGACATGACTACTTCTGGTACCCAGTCGTTTAATTTAGACCTCAACGATATTATCGAAGAGGCGTTTGAGCGCTGTGGCGTTGAGTTGCGCACAGGCTATGAAATGCGCACGGCCCGTCGGTCTTTGAATCTTTTGACAATCGAGTGGGCAAACCGAGGCATTAATCTCTGGACGATTGAGCAGGGTTCTATTCCCATGGTGCAGGGGACTGCTATTTACGATTTGCCTGTAGATACGATTGACCTGCTTGATCAAGTTATCCGAACCCAAAGCGGTGTCAACCAGACGGACATCAACATCAGCCGTATTAGTGTTTCTACCTATGCAACAATCCCCAATAAAAATGCTCAAGGCCGCCCCATTCAGGTGTGGGTAAATCGTCAGTCGGGTGCGACGGAACCTGTTACCGGGGTTGCAAACCCGCAGATTAATGTATGGCCCACGCCCGATCAGAGTGACTTTTACACGTTTGTTTACTGGCGTTTAAGGAGGATTCAAGATGCTGGAAACGGAACTACGACCCAAGATATACCTTTTAGGATGCTCAATTGTTTGGTTGCGGGTCTTGCGTATTATCTTTCCTTAAAAATTCCTGAGGCAGCAGGCAGGATTGACATGCTTAAGATGGCTTACGAGGAGCAGTGGATGTTGGCTTCTTCCGAGGACCGTGAAAAGGCTTCATTGCGTTTGGCCCCAAGAGAGATGTTTTACTAATGCCTACTAAGTACGCTTCCGGCAAATGGGCGATTGCGCAGTGTGATCGTTGTGGATTTCGGTATAAGCTTAAAGAGCTTAAGCAGCTTGTTATTAAGACAAAAAATGTTAATTTACTGGTATGCCCAACTTGTTTTGAACCGGACCAGCCGCAGCTACAATTAGGTATGTACCCGGTGAACGACCCACAGGCTATTCGAAACCCACGGCCTGACACGACGTACACACAGGCAGGTTTTACAGGATTACAGATTGAGCCAGGAACCGGCGAACTTGGAACTGGAGATCCTTCTGGTGGTAGCCGGATTATTCAATGGGGCTTTGCTCCCGTTGGCGGCACAAGAGGAAATGCAGACGGCCTAACCCCAAATAACTTGGCTTTAGGCATTACGCTTGGTACAGTAACGGTATCAACAACTTAGGAGTTTAAAATGATCAAATGTCCAACAACGCCGGTACCCACCCCGGTCCCTAACACATCAGGATACCCCAATAATGTTCCCAATACGCAGACTGTTAAGACTCGTGGCACGGGCGCAGCTACGAAGGGCACAAACTCTTCTAAGAAGCTTGGATAGATGACTTATACAGAGCTTGTCGCCGCCATTAAAGGCTATTGCGAGAATGAGTTCCCAGCAACTGCGGGGAGTTTTACGTCTACCGATCAGGTCAATACCTTTATCCAACAAGCTGAGCAGAGGATTTATAACTCGGTTCAGTTCCCTTCGTTGCGTAAAAACGTGACGGCTACGACTACGGCAAGCAATAAGTATCTTTCAAGCCCTGCTGATTTTCTGGCGGTTTATTCTCTGGCTGTCATTGATGACACCGGGGCGTACGAGTACCTGCTTAACAAAGATGTAAACTTCATTCGGCAGTCTTATCCGAGCCCGACGGATGAGGGGATTCCAAAGTACTACGCCATTTTTGGCCCGACAACAACTAACGACAACCCTCCAGTTATTACCAACGAGCTGAGCTTTATTTTAG